GTTTGCTAATACTGATAAGAAAAATAAGTATTTCTGTTCTGAAATTTGTTCAATGAGAGAAATTTGTGATCGTAAAATAATTGCTTGACAAAATATGTTTATTGTGTTATACTATAATAATCAAGGCGATAAGGCGAATACGGTTGGTCGCAGCTGCCTGTAGAGCAGTTTCCTTAAATGGACGTTGGGAGTTCGAATCTCTCTGTCGCCATTGGTCTGGCTGCCAACCAGAAAAAACGATTTCGATTCTTGTACAGACCATAAAAAAGATTAAATAAAATTTATACATAAAAGGAGAAAAATATAATGTTGACACTAGAAAAATTTTTAGAACTTGAAGATGGACTGGAATTTGCACGAGGAACTGTCTCAGACAATTCATCTGGAATAAATATGACAAATAGTGATAAACTACTTAAATGGATAGCAATTAAAGGATATGCTGAAGATTGGTGTATTTATGCTCATTTTGCAGATAATGATTTTGAGTTTATAAAAAGAAGCGGTGATAAGGTTGGCAGCGAAGAACATATTCAAAGAGTTATTCCCTGCACAGATGATGTTATCGCAAGATATAGATATTAAAAAATAAATTTATTTTGTTAAAAAGGCAAAAAATGTTAACTTATCAACAAGTAAAAAATCTTCCATTTTCTTTAAAAATTTGTTTTTATTTATATCCTTGGGGAGAAGAAAATATTGTTGAAAATTTAAGTGATTGGCTAGAATTATTTGGACATACATTTAGTAATAATAATTTAAATGAATTATTAAAGAGTAATATAATAACAGCAAAAGGGTATGAAGAAAAATGTTTGGATAATGCCAGAAGAGAATATTTGAAATTGTATGAATTCATAGTTAATTATTTTGAATAAATAAAATGCCTATTTTATTGGCGAAATTATGAATAAAAAACACATAGAACAAAATACCATTCCAGAATGGGCAAAAAAAGATTTTGAGGTTGCAAGACAAGTAAGTAGGAAATTACAAAAACTTGCAAAATATAATGAATTAAAATTTACTGATGAAACCTTATTCAAAGATGCTCGTGAAAAAATAGGAGAAATATATCCAGAATTGATATTTGATGGCGAAACAACAATGATAGCCTATAATAATGCGCTAAATAGCGTTTTAAAAAGGGAAAAACTTAAAAGAAATAAAACCTGTCTTTTATTGTGAAAATTATGAATTTTCAAACACCTTTAAATATAGCAATGTATATGGTTGGAATAACTTACGCACCAAAAGGAGGAATGATCTTAGAACCAACTCCTGGCGATGGAAATATAGTAAGGGCAATAAAAAGCTATGGATTAAATCCCATTGTTCCAGATGATGATTTCTGGAAAATGCAACATATTCAAAAATATGATTGCATTGTTATGAATCCACCATTCTCTCCAATGAAAGAGGGATATAAGTTTTTATATAGATGTATGGAACTTAGTAATGAAATTGTAGCATTAATGCCTTGGTTAGTTATAATTAATGGAGAAAAAAGAACAAAAGATATTATAGAGTATGGATTGCAATCTATTACACATTTACCAAGAAGTATTTTTAAAGGATCGAGAGTACAGTGTTGTATTTTGCACATGGTAAAAAATTGGAATGAAGAAATAATATTTATCAATTACAGATAAGAATTATTTTTAGGAGATAAAATTGGGATTTTATAAGGAAAATTTTATGGATAAAAAAGAACTGCAAGAATTTATTTTGAAAAAAGAAAAAGAAGGAAAAATCGTATTCAATACACTTGAAGGACTTGCTTTCATTGACATCAATGAGTTTATTGAACAGCCGACAGAAGGAATTCTATATGATTTAAATAGGGATAAGGTTACGTGTATGACTTGGATTAATGAAGGTCAAGAAACATGGATTAATAATTATGCAGTAGCTCTTGTTATCACTAAACTTAAAGAGCATTATGAAAATAAAAATGTATTAATGTTAAATCTAAACAAGAAATAATTATGAACAAATTAGATTATCCAGATGAAGAAGATTTATCAACAATTGCTCATTGGGTTTATAAAGATCCTCCTGACTATTATCATCTCATGCAATATATCAAAGGATTGTGGCATTGGGATGATTATTTTACTCAAATAGATGATAATAATTATGAATTACATACTGGAGGATGGTCTGGAAATGAGCAAATTATTAGTGCATTGCAAGAAAATACTCTTTTTTGGACATTATGTTGGGAAGAATCCAGGAATGGTGGACATTACAAATTCAATATTCGCGAATTGACAATGTTTTTTGATAACACATGATACAACTTAATTCTTTTTATATTTCAGATGCAGTTAAATTTATGCAAAAAATGAATGAAGAGACAATAGATTTGACGATTACATCTCCCCCATATTCAGACATGAGAAAATATAATTCTTATGATTTTGATTATACTACAGTTATTCCAGAGTTATTTAGAATAACAAAAAAGGGAGGGGTTGTCGTATGGGTAGTTGCAGATAAAACAATTGACGGTTCTGAATCTGGTGTCTCGTTTGAACAAGCATTATTTTTTAAAAAATCTGGATTTAATTTACATGATACCATGATTTATCATAAAAAAGCAGTTGGTTCTTGTGGATCTTCTGCCAGTTATAGTCAGTCGTTTGAATACATGTTTATTTTTACGAAAGAAAAGATAAAAACATTTAATCCTATTAAAGATTTGGTAGCAAAAAAAGCAGGGCAATTAGTCAGATATGCAAAAACAAGAAGTACAAAAAATGGATACTCATCTGTCTCTCATGCTAAAATTGCTCCGTTATCATCGAAAAGACAAAATGTATGGAGTTATGGAATTGGAATATCGTCTGGAGACGATAAAACCAAACATCCCGCGGTATTTCCAGAAAAACTAGCCAGAGACCATATTCTATCCTGGTCAAACGAAAAAGACGTTGTGTTTGATCCCATGTGTGGATCTGGTACAACGTGTAAAATGGCGTGGGTGAATAATCGAAATTTTATTGGAGTAGACTGTAGCAAAGAATACATAAATAACATATGTATTCCCAGATTAGAAAAATACAGATGGAGGAAATAAATGATAGAAAGCAATGGTAAAAAGTATGATTCCATGGAAGAAATGTTTAATGAATGGGACAGTCAAAGAAACTGGTTAGAAAATTTTATTGATAATAAGTTTTCCGATGGAATTGCAGATTATCGTGCCAGTTATAGTTTATCTCACCCTTGGAAAATCTTAGAGTATATTTTTGATGAAATAAAATATGCATATCAAAGAATTTTTAAAGGGTATGACGAAAGAATTGTCTGGAGTATAGATTTTTACCTTGCAAAAATGATACCATTGTGGGTACGGGATTTGGAAAAAACAAAACATGGTGTTCCTATGGATATGTTCGATAGTAATAATTTAAAAGAATCTCATAATCCAGACAATGATGAAATGGAAATAGCTCAAGAAAAATTTAATAATATCTTAGAACAAATTGCGATTGGATTTGAATGTTATGAAGAATTTCATAATGCAATTTCATCATCTAAAGAATATAAAGAACTAGAATTAAAATTTAATAATGGATTTGAATTATTTAAAAAACATTTTTCAAGTTTATGGGATTAATAAAATAAATGAAAAAAATTATAATTGTTGAAAATTGTATTGATTGTCCATATCATTATTATACAGAAGATAATGACGCATTTTGTTGGAATACAGATAATAATATCGAATCAGAAGATCATATTATTAAAAATGTATGGTTGATACCTGAGTGGTGTACCCTTAAGATGTTTGAGGGATAAAATGTTAGTTTTATTGTGAGAAAAATTATAAAATGAAATATAATCTAACAAATAAAACATTTGGCAATTTAATTGTTATAAAAATGACAGATGACATCGTTAAAAAAGGTCAACAAAGAAAATATATTTGTCAATGTCAATGTAAGAATAATACAATTATCATCGTAAAAACTAACGATTTAATAAGCGGAAGAAAAGATAATTGTGGATGTTTAACTAAAATAAAACAAAGAAATGCCAAAAAGAAATATAATAATTATAATTTAGATGGAGAATTTGGCGTAGGATATACTTTGAAAGGAGAAGAATTTTATTTTGACTTAGAAGATTATGATAAAATTAAAAATTATTGTTGGAATTTTCACAAAAATAGAAGTTTAGCATATATTGAAGCAAGAGGAGAAAACAAAAAAAATATAAAATTACATAGGCTAATTATGAATGTTACTGATAGAAATATATTGATAGATCATATTTCTCATAATACACTAGATAATCGCAAATCTAATTTAAGATTATGTAATAATTCTCAAAATTCTAAAAACAGGATAAAATTAAAAAGAAATTTAACTGGTATAAATGGAGTATCTTTGAGAAAAGATACTGGAAAATATAGAGTTAGATTAGGGGTTAACGGAAAAGAAATAAATATAGGCCAATATGAATCTCTAGACAATGCCATTATTGCGAGAGAAGACGCAGAACAAAAATACTATGGAGAGTTTGCGCCCAAAAAACATTTATTTGAAAATGCGAAATAATATGAATACATATGTTAACTACCATCGTCATGACATGTACGGAAATCCGATTACCCCGGACTCAGTCGTCTTTCCTGAAGAATATGCAAAGAGAGCAGTTGAATTGGGTCATTCAGTATTATCTTCTGTTAATCATGGCTGGCAAGGAAGAACAATAGAATACTATGAGCTTGCTAAAAAATACAATCTTAAATACTTATTTGGAACAGAGGCATATATTGTTAAAAATAGATTCGATAAAGATAGGACTAATTGTCATATAAATATTTTAGGAATTAATGAGAATGGACGCAAAGGTATCAATAGAATTTTATCAGAAGCTAGCATTTCAGGCTTTTATTATCGGCCAAGAATAGATATGGAATTGCTTCTGTCTCTTAGTCCTAATTCTGTTTGGATTACAACAGCCTGTATTGCGGGTTTGTGGAAATATGATAATGCAGATGAATTGATATTACAAGTTCATAATCATTTTAAAGACAATTTCTTTCTTGAAGTTCAATATCATAATGTTCAATCCCAAAAAAATCTAAATGCTAGAATTCTAAATCTTGCAGTTAAAAATAATATCAAAATTATAATGGGATGTGATTCGCATTATATTTATCCAGAACAAGCCAAAAATAGAGATAATTTCTTATTATCTAAAAAAATAAAATATGAAGATGAAGAAGGATGGTTATTAGATTATACTGATTATGATACCTGCGTTTCAAGATTTCAACAACAGGGAATTTTGTCTGATTTGGAAATTGCAACCGCAATTGATAATACAAATATATTTTTAGATGTCGAAGAATATAGGTCAGATATCTTTACAAAAAATATAAAGCTTCCTACATTATATCCTGAAAAATCTCAAGAAGAAAAAAACACAATTTTATCAAATCTTATTTGGAGTAATTGGAATATAGAAAAAACGGATGTTTCACAAGAAAAATGGGAACATTACAAAGAAGAAATATCCAAAGAACTTAATACGATAATATCCACAAATATGGCAGACTATTTTCTTTTAAATTATGAGATAATCAAGACAGGAAAAGAAAATGGTGGTCATATTACTCTAACAGGGAGAGGTTCAGCATCTAGTTTCTATATTTGTAAACTATTAAAATTTACAACTATTGATCGAATTTCTGCTTCTATTAAATTATTTCCGGAAAGATTTATTACCAAAGAAAGAATTCTAGAAGCCGGGAGTTTACCAGATATAGATTTCAATTTAAGTAATCCAGAAGTATTTTTCAAAGCACAACAAGAAATTCTTGGAGAAGATCATTCATATCCTATGATTGCGTATGGAACACTTAGTAAAAAATCATGCTGGAAAATGTATGCAAGGGCTATAGATATTGATTTTGATATCGCAAATGAAATATCTAAGGCAATTGATAAATATGAAACAACATTAAAATATTCAGATAATGAAGATGAATCTGTTCTCATAGATCAATTTATTCCAAATAAATATTTGGAATATTACAAAGAAAGTGAAAAATATTTGGGCATTATTGATAATTTTAAAATACACCCTTGCGGCAGTATTTTATATAATAAAAATATTAAAGAAGAAATTGGATTAATAAAAACAAAAGAACATATTTGTTCATGTATGGATGGTCTTTGGGCAGAGGATTATAAATTTATCAAAAATGATTTGCTAAAGGTTTCTGTTGTAGACTTGATTTACAGAGTTTATGAAAGAATAGGAATTGAGCCTCATTCATTACCTAAACTTATCGAATTATGTGCTAATAATCAAAAAGTATGGGATATATATAAAAATGCTTTTGTTGTAGGTGTGAATCAAGTAGAACAAAAGTCAACAAGTGGAAGAGTAGCAACTTATGCCCCAAAAAATATATCCGAGTTAGCTGCTTTTATAAGTAGTATAAGACCTGGGTTTCAGTCAAATTATAAACAATTTGAGACAAGAGAACCTTTTGAATACGGAGTTCCGTCATTAGACAATCTTATTCAGACAAATGAGTTTCCTTTTTCATTTATGCTTTATCAAGAAACATCTATGCAAATTCTTTCATATGCTGGAATTCCTATTTCTGAAACCTATGATATTTTAAAAAATATTGCCAAAAAACGTGTAGAGAAAGTCTTGAAATATAAGGAACAATTTTTAAATGGAATGACTTCTCAGCTTATATTAAAAGAAAATACATTGTTAGAAGAATCAAAAAGAATAGCTAGTTTAACTTGGCAAATCATTGAAGATAGTTCACGTTACCAATTTAATGCCTCACACGCATATAGTATGGCAGGAGATTCTCTTTATAGTGCTTATTTAAAATCATATTATCCATTGGAGTTCTATGAAGTATTTTTAAATCTTATGGAACAAGATGGAAATAAAGATAGAATGACTAATGCTAAAAATGAAGCTGAAAGAGCTTATAAAATTAAATTTCCTCCAATGAGATTTGGTCAAGACAATAGAAAAATTGTAGCAGTTTCAGAAAAGAATGAAATAACATCAAGTTTAACAAGCATTAAAGGGTTTGGAAAAGACATTGGTAACAATATGTTTGATCTTACACAAATACAACATAATAATTTCGTAGATTTGCTTGTATATACCATTGATAATAATATTTTTTCATCTAAGTTTGAAGACCTCATCAAAATAAATTATTTTGAAAAATTTGGAAACAATAAAAAACTACTTTTATTCTACAAAGAATTCACAAAAGGAAAATTCAGATATAATAAAAAACTTAAAAATAAAACTAAACAATTGCGCCTTGTAGAATTGCATAATATTTTCAACAATATAGAAAACAAGAGACTTAATTTCAATAACCAGTTAGATGCAGAAAAAGAGATTTTAGGATATTTGCAATCTACTTATCCTGTTGATAAGAGATTTGTTTATGTGTTTTCAATAGATACCAGATTTTCACCGCGTATTGAAACGTATTGTTTAAATAATGGGACAAGGGCATCCCTAAAAGTACAAAAGAAACTTTATGATAATAAAATATTTTATGGTGGGGAAATTCTTAAAATTAAAAGTTTTAAGAAAAAGGAAACCGTTGATTTTAAAGACGGCGAATTTATAAAACGAAATGATAATACCTATGATTGGTGGATCGAAGATTATGATATAATTCCCCAGAAAAATTTTGACGAGATTGTTGCAACTATGGAAATTTAGTTGACTTAAGTTATCATTTGTGATATACTATTGATATCGAAAAGGAAGAAAGATGAAAACATTTGGACAAATTCTTATCATAATGCTTATAATTTGTTTATTATATAGTATTCTTTTGCCTACTTTTGGTGCTTGGAGTATAGCTATTATTATTTTGGGAATTTTAGGATTTATTTTAGCAGTATAATAAAATAGTCTTTTATAAGGAGAATAAATGTTACCCAAAAAATATGTTAGACTTACTGTGGACGATTTGAAAAATGGTGATACCATTCCTATTTCTACCCAAGATTTAAAAGTCTTACCTGATTATCGCGTATACGTATATAAATATGGGCTAGAGCTAGTTTATCTTCCTGAATGGATTATAAAATTTGATAATGAAAAATATCTTCTTTATTCTACCCCAAATTCTAGGGAAGTAAAAATGGTTAAAGCAGTAGAAGAATCTTCTTTTATATTGGTAGAGTATGCTGGACACATGTATGCAGAAGATTATGAAAAATTATTATCAGTTACCAAGGATTACTAGGATACTGAATGCCAACTAAACCAAAGAATCCACAGAAAGAAATGTCAGAAACTTCTCAACCACGAGATTGTTTTCAAACCCCTAATTATGCAACAGAATTGTTGATTCCATATATTCCAAAAGATATTACGACTATATGGGAATGCTCTGTTGGACATGGTAAAATATTTTCTGTATTAGAAAAAGACAAATATGCTGTTTACGGAACTGACATTAAACAAACAGACTATGCAGACGAAGTAATAAATTTTTTAACATGCGAAAAAATCCCAAGCAATGTCTTTTGTAGATTGTCAACTGGAGTTACTGAGAAATTGGCGATTATTACAAATCCGCCATTTTCTTTGAAGAAACGGTTCTTTGAGAAGTGTATATATTTTGATATTCCTTTTTCATTGCTTATTCCAACTGATTATTGTGGCTGGGTTATCAATGCAATTAAAAAGCATAGATGTGAAAAAATTATTCCAACAAGACGCATAGATTATATTACTCCTACAGGACAATATGGTAGTAATTCTGCCTCTCAATTCCATTCAATGTGGTTGACCAGAGGATTTCAATTGGGAAAAAGCGAAACTTTTGTTGAATTGACAAAAGAGATGAAAACAAATATTTAAATAAAACACAGATTCTATAAGGAAAATAAAATGATAAAATATCTAGAAGAATCATACAGAAGAAAATTAAGAGAAATTGAAAATGCAATGATATCTGGTGAATATGTTGATCTTGATGATCCCGAACAGGTTGCTTTGGCATTCTATTATTTAGGTCAAAATGAAGGTAGAATAAGAAGTCACGAACAAGACAAGCATGATATGAACATCTTATTGGGAGAAATATAAAAAATTTATGATAAAACACTGCTTTTATATTGAACATATAAAAAGGAGTTATTATGACCATAGAAGAAATAGAAAAACTAAACAATGATTTTTTGTTTAGCAAATTTATAATATCATATCTTCCAGACAAAATTGATGGAGGTTATACGCAACAAAGAATAGAAGATGGGAATTTATTGGAAAAAGAATTGCGCAAAAGATTGATAGAAATTGGATTTTTGACATCATGGCAGAAGAAAAAAGATATGAAAGGATACTCAAGATGGACAACAGGGAAAGACTTTTGACAGGCTGGCACGGATTTGATTGGAACTGGTGGATATTTTCAATTTCTTTTTCAATATCTTCGTTGGGAGAAATAAATAGCCCAAAATGGTTGGGGTTATTGTTGTGTAAATTTAAAAAACATTCTTATTTTGCAAATGTTTGGAATCCAGATGGTAGTATATACAAATGGCAATGTACAAAATGTAATAATCTTATTACAAAAACAGATTTATAAAAATATAAAATGTTAAAAATTTATACTTCTCAATATAAATATAACGGTATCAATAGATTCGATATTACAGTAAAAACTGGAGTAAAAACTTTTGCTCCAACTTGGGAAATAGTCATGGGTTATAAAAGTAACTCCATAACTAAAGAACAATATACTGAAAAATATATTATTAAAATGCGACAATCTTATAAAAATAATAGGGATTTATGGGAATGGTTATTGAAACAAAAAGAAGTTGTGTTAGTTTGTTTTTGTAAATCAGGAGATTTTTGCCATAGGGTTTTGTTGGCAAATATTTTAGTAAAACTTGGAGCGAAATATTTGGGAGAAATATAATTTTGATCTATGATTAAATATTGTTTTTATTGCAAACAAGAAATTATGAAAGATAAAAATATAACTAAAGATGACGTATGGTATATGATGATACCTCTTGATAATCCATATATTAATATGTTTATGCATCTTTCCTGTTATAAATCTTTCGACTCGTGGAATTCAATTATTGGTTATATAACCAAAAATTTTGGTGATATAATTGATTATTATAAAACAAACGAACATTCAACAAAAAATCATAGAAGAAAAAAAATAAAATTAGATATTGATATTGATAATAACTTGACTTAATTATGTTAATATGTTATAATCAAAATATATTGAAAAAGAAAGGAGTATGGCATGGAAGATAATACAAAAATAGAAGAAGAAGAATCAAAATTCGTATTAGATTTTGTATTAGAGTTTGTAGATTTAAATTCTAAAACACATGTTCATAAAGAATTTACAAATTGGACAGGACAAGAATTCGAAACTATTATTGAAGAAATACGATGTTGTTTGTTGTCAGTTGGATATAACCAATCGACAGTCGATAAATATATTCAATCCACTTTATAAATAATTATAGGAATTAAGATGGGATGTGATTATTATCATATTTTAAATATGGAAGATGATGATTGGGGACTTCATTTTTCTGAATCTGATGATAGTGAAGAAGATTGGAGTTGTTTATGTACTTTTCCAAACAATGATGGAGATAATTTAAGTATAGAAAGACTTCAGTCCTTAGCATTATTAGGCGCAGCAGTCGTATTGGCACATGATGGATTATTAAATAGTCCATTTTTGCCGTTCTGTGTTCCTGGATGGATTAGGGATGAAATTAAAAAATTGAACAAAAGTTAGATTTTATTATGAAAGTAAAAAAATTGGCCGAATACGGATATAAAGAAGCATTGCTGGGGACATCTTTGAGCAGAAATCAATCTCCGGAAAAAATGATTCCAGTATGTCTAAACCTTGCTTCTAAAAACGGTGGACATAATAAGTTTTTAGAATTTATCGCAGTATGGTTGGACATTACTGCTCCAAGATATTTTTGGCAACAAATAGCAACTTATCGTATTGGTAATTCTTGGCTGAGTGAATCAACTATGTACACGATTACCAAAGAACACCTTGCGCAACAAGATTTTGAAGAGCTAATAAATGAAAATATTCTTGATCAATTAAATATAATGATTGACAAGGGGAATCTTGAAGAAATAAAAAACAATCTCCCCGAAGGATTTTTACAACGTAGAATTATGGTTACTAACTATAAAGCATTAAAAAATATTATTGATCAACGTTATAATCACAAACTTTCTCAGTGGAGATATTTTTGTGATGAAATATTGGTTCAGGTAGAACATCCTGAATTTTTTAATTTATAGAATTTCTATTCTAACAAGATATAATATGACAATACCAGACACCATAGATGCAGATAGGATATATTGGGATGCCCAATATAAAGAAATCAAGGCAATTGTTGATGACAATATCAAGATTGGTAAAATTCGTAAGATATACTGTATAGGAGATTGTTTAACTGTAGGAATCGATTCTGAAAATAATTATGGATATCCTTATTTTCTTCAAATATTCTTGGGAGAAAAATATAAAGTTATTAATTTAGGCAGAACAATGTTAAAGCTGGAACATCTAATTAAATTTCAAAATTTATTAACTCCTAAAAATGTTCATAGCAGCGACATAGCTTGCGTCTGGTGTGGAACCAATGATTTATATTTTGATGCAGATATTGAAATTGTTATAAAAAACTATAATGATTATTGCAAATTATTACAAAATTTAAATATCAAAGTTGTTGCTGTAACTATACTTCCCCGTAGTTTAGACACGGCCGCTACTTTTGAAACCAATAGACAAATATTTAATAAATTTGTTAAAGATAATTATGAATATGTGGCAAATATTGGAGATAATAAAATAATAGGGCAGCGGGATCAAGAAACTAATCCAAGATTTTATGTTCAACCTAACAATAATCATATAACTAGCATGGGACACAGGGTGGTTGCAAAAACAGTAGAAAAAACTATCAAATCCTTGATTAAAAAAGAAAAGGAAAAACATGGAAGAATCTGATTATAATAATATATATTTATTGCCGATAAAAACTAGTTTATTAGATTCTCGCAATCAGGTAATCTTAGAATCTGATTTTCATGGGCTATATCCAATTTTTTCCAGTCCAATGAAAGGCGTATCTGGAGAACAATTAGTTATTGCAATGGCAGAAAATAGCTGCTTGGGAATCCTACATAGATTTGCAACTTCAGAAGAAAGAGTTCGCAGTATTCATAAATTCGGAGAATTAAATATTCCATTTGGAGTTGCAATAGGAGTAAGTTGTTGGGATATTGAGTTTGATATAGCGACTTGTGCATTTGAACAAGGTGCGAAGATGCTTTGCGTAGACCTCGCCAATGGACATTTGAATCGCCTTGGAGACATTGGGAAAAGATTGCGAGATAGGTTTGGAAGCGAAATATCTTTAATGACTGGAAACATTGTCACAGCACAAGCAGCACAATTTTTGAAAGATTCTGGATATGATTTTGTTAGATGTAGTATTGGCTCTGGCGCCTGCTGCACCACTCGTTTAGCTACCGGAGTCGGACGCAATGCGCTTGCTGTATTAAAAGAATGTTCTGATGTTGATATTAATTTAGTTATTGATGGAGGAATACGTCACACGGCAGATATGGTAAAATCGTTTGCCTGTGGGGCAGATTATATTATGTTGGGTTCTGTGCTTGCATATAGTAAGGAGGCCGACAATACAGGAAAGATCTATGGGATGGCCTCAAAAGAATTGCACATAGTAATGAACAAAGATATAAAATCTATTGAAGGAAAGGAAATTGAAATTGACATTGCAAAAAAATTCCCAGCCTCTGAAATTATTAACCGTATTTTATGGGATATTCGATCAGCTTGCACATATTTGGGATGTTATGATTATCATAATATTCCCAATAATTGCAGAATTGTACCTACGAATGAAAAATTTTGGGAGGAATAAATAATTATGAATGAATATAAAAAAATTATCTCTGAATTTTGTAATACTGAACTAATACAAGAATATAAAGAAGCAATAATTAATTTGGAAATATATGACAATACAGTAGAAAGAGAACAATTATTAATGTCACAATTAGATAGTTGCGAAAAAGAAATTTTAAGACGTATAAGAGAGTGAAAAATAATGGTTGATTATTTTATACATCATGAAAATATAAATTATCCTATGATATTATCTCAAATTATGGATAATATCAATTATAATATAGCAAAGGAAAAAATAAGCGACCCCTTTAGTGCTAAAGTGGCAACCCTATATCAAATTGGAAATATGATTTTAGGTTATTATAAAAAACAATTGGATTATGCTCATTGGATACAAGAAACAAATCAATTAGAATAATATTTTAAAAAAGGAGATAAAATGAATGAACATAACTTGAAATTAGTTGATCCTGAATACAGAAATATTGTTGAAATATTATTAAAACACGAATATGATTTATCTGATGGGTACAATTATTATTCTGAGGTTGCATATTTTCAAGAAGCAAAGAAATACAATGAAGATTATGTTCTTGCTATACTAGTACATATAGCAAAAAAAATAATATTTTCATTAAAGGAGAAGATAAATGAATTCTAACGTTATTCATGTAAGTTGTAGTTGCGGATGTAGTTGTCTTGAGATCAAGCAATGGGAAGATGAAAAGGGATTTGGAGAAGTTTATATTTCTCATAAAATAGATTCTTTTTATGCTCTACAAAAACCAGGATATACAAAATTTAAAGAAGCAATAAAAGCAATTTGGTGTTTTTTAACAGGAAAAGAATATTATATCTATGAAATTGTATTGATTAATAAAGACCAAATTGTAGCATTTAAAAATGCTGTTGCAAATATAAAGGAGGATATTTATTATCAAAAAAACTAAAAGATACAAAAATACAATCAGCTATTCCAAGAATAATAAACAATCAAAAAACACAAAAATATTTTTAATAATTATTGGAATTATATTATTTTTATTGATGTCTATTTTTATATTCAATATAGAAAAAACAACTCATATTCCATCACAAATGGTTCTTGCTGAAATATCTTTTATAAAAGCAGGTAGACCAATACCATTTGAAACCCAAATAGATGTAACAGCTTCACAATATCTCGACGAGAATTATTATAATAGCAAATTTTTAGCAATTTATACTGATAAAATTGTTCCATATTTTTTATTTGACGGGCTGATAGATATTCCTATATATCCTGATGTTGTCGTTTTTATTCCCTATGAAGCAAAGGAATCACTATCTGTTGCTGGATTTAAATATGACATGGGACTTGATAATATCATTACAATCAATGATAGATATTTATATGATAAAAGTTGGAATGATGAGAGGGACTTCTTAGAAACTCTTGTACATGAACTGATTCATGTTCAAGCATACGGATTCCTAGGAGAATCTGAAAAAATATTTGAAGCAAAAACACAAGCGGCGTCAACAGAAATCTTAGCAAGTATGTGCAATATGCAAGATGAGATAGCGTGTAAAACATTTTGGCTCTATATGTATAAATATCAAAAAACATACGTTAAAATTAAACTTGAAAATTTACATATAGAATGGATTTATCCTATTTGGTCAAGACTTTTCTTTTGGAATATCAATCAACTTGCACAATTTGACAAAATGACAAGATATAATTTGCAAGATGTGGATCAATATAAGAACAACATACAAGCATATTTATTAAATCCCTATACTAACTATCTTATCCCCGCAGTGTTTGGAATAAGATTAGATACTGAAAAACCAAAAATAAATTGTAATAATAATATAAATTGTATGGGTATACCCAATGAAACAATTTTAATGGATTTTGATGATACAAGATATTTGCTTGGGTCTTTAAAATGGTTACTTCCACCAGCATACAACTATCAATAAGGAAATTTTTATGATATTAAAAATAATAACTAAAATATTAATAAAAATTAGTCAAATTTTATTTGATTTTTCTCGCTGGATTGAATATAGGGGTTGTGATATTCCATCTAATTATGGAAAATCGATTCTAAAACTTGGTAGAAAAATCTATCCAAAATTATTTTGTCCAGGTTGCGGTATTCCTGTTGAGAAATGCTATGATGGTAGAACACAACCACCATATGCTTATTATTGTTGTAATTGTTATAAAAGTATCCAAGAATAAAAAATTTGCGGAAATCCTTGACAAACAGGGAAATTGTGGTATACTAATAGATATACCAGAAAGAGAAAAATTTGTTACTGATTTTTATTTGGGTTTGATTGGGGAGAATAAAAAATTAAATGAAAATACTCAATACGGAACAATTAGTACCTTCCCATGTTATAAAAACTACGATATATATCGCAGAAGATGGAAAAGAATTTTTTAGACCAGAAGATTGTGCATGTCATGAAAATCATATTCGCACACAAAGAATAAAAGAAAAAATAAAACACATAGATATAGATATCTTTGGTTATTTTTTAGGTACTTTTCAATATATAGATTCTAAAGAAACGCTTGATGTATTACTTGAATCTAAATGGCAAAAGGAAATAAAAATTGGAGATTGGATTATTATAGATTATAATTACAATCCAAATGGTGCAAATAATGTTTATGTTATTACCCTTGATAAAATTAAACAGGGAATTTGTGAATTAGAAAAAGAAATTGTTAAATTGGGGATTGTATAAAAATGGAAGAATTTGAACCACTCGGTAAATGGATAAAAAAGCATTTCTTAATGGCAATTGCTATTTGGCTTGGAATCAATATTTTAATTTTAATATTATTGAATTGGTTTATTCCTGTTTATATCCCATAAAACCATTGTTTTATTTAAAAAACATATAAAATCGTTATTTTATCAAGAGAATATTGATGCGATATTTAGGTGGCAAAAAACGCATAGCAAAACAAATTGTTGAATTTTTGAATCCCTATATAAAGGAATCTAAATATTATTTTGAACCATTTGTGGGCAGTTGTGCAGTAATTGAAAAAGTTGAAAACATAAAAAGATATGCATCTGACAAAAATGAATATTTGATTGACTTATATATTGCATTACAAAATGGTTGGATACCACCAAAAAACATAACAGAAAAAGAATATCAACATGTCAAAAATAACAAAGAAGAAAATAAACCATTGACGGCATTTTGTGGAATCGGATGTAGTTACTCTGGTAAATGGTTTGGTGGTTACTGTAGAGATAAAAAAACTACAAGAAATTATGCATTGAATGCTCACAATACATTAATAAATCAATTACCAAAAATCAAAGATGTGATATTTAAATATAAAGACTATAAAGAATGTAAACCAGATAATGCCCTAATATATTGTGATCCACCCTATTCTAATACTACCAAATATGATTTGTTCAATGGTTTTGATAACAATGAATTTTGGGAAATTGTGAGAATATGGTCTAAAAATAATTTAGTTTTTATATCTGAATATATTGCTCCAAATGATTTTGAATGTGTTTTAGAAATTGAAACCAGAACAGATTTAAAAAATAAAGATGGAAAAATGATACCAAGAATTGAAAGATTATTTCAAATCAAATAAAATTTATCTTTTATTGAAAAATAATTATGTCCCACAGGTGGGGGTTGGTCAACAGGCGACCCCCATATATGGGACACCGAAATCAAATAAAATCATCCTTTTATTTTAGAAAATGGAGATAATTTATGAAAACAAAACCAGAACGAGTTAACGGAGGATTGGCACGGCAGGTTATGAATAAGGCAACACTGGTAACGCATCTGTACAGCGATTACATAGTCGCTACATTTCGTTCCACAGGTAAGCTTGCGCCTGGATGTGACAACAGGGATTTAATTGCTTGGTATGAAATTAATATGCCGGCAGAAATCGCTGGGATAATTATAAGGTCAAAGACAAAGACGAAGACAAAAAAGAATGTAGCAAATATAGATTTTGATACTCGTCTTGGCGCAGTCGATAGGATGTATACAGATGAAGCGGAAACAACTTTGAGCACAGATGAAAGGAATAGGATATGAAAGTTATATTTATAGCAGATTGTGTGAATTGTCCATATATCCGAAGAGTTAGTGATGATAGTGATGCCGCATATTGTGACCATGACGACATCGGGGCTACAGGTTATACAATACCCACCGCAGGCGGCATCCGTGAAGATTGTCCGCTTGAGGAGTTGGGAGTAATCAAGGAATATACGCGGGGAGGATGTACTCAAACAAACATATGAAATATACACAAGATATCTTATACAAATTTTTTTATATGTATTGTGATGCAAAAAATAAAAAGATGTTTGCAAAACAATTAATAAAAGAACATAACATACCTAATAATGACGCCGAATTAATATGGGATTCTTTTGATATGGCAGTTGGAGAAACAACATTTTATTTTGAAAATCTGGAAATAGATGAAGAACTAGCGCAACTTTCTAGTAATATTTTACATTAAGGAAATATTATGAACATAGGAATTGATTGTGATGATGTTGTATGTGATTTAGGAAATGCTTGGATTTTAAAATACAATCAAGACTACGATGATAATCTGAAAAAAGAAGACATAACACAATGGGACGTATCACAATTCGTAAAAAAAGAATGCGGTAAAAAAGTTTTTGAATATTTTAATGATCCTATATTATATTTGAAGTGTTTGGAAATACCAAACAGTTTGAATTGTATAAATATATTAAAAGAACAAGGACATAATATACTTTTTATAAGTGCATGTATGCCCAAAACTATGGAAGCAAAATACGGGTGGTTGATCAGACATAAATATATTAATAGTATTAATGAATTTATTACTATTTATGATAAGAGTCTTATTAATATTGATATTTTATTAGATGACAAGCCAGAAACAATTGAAAATTTTCCAAAAAAGGGAGTACTCTTCTCGCAACCATGGAATCAAAATTATAATTTACCCAGAGTTAATGATTGGGAAGAGTTTATAAAATTTGTAAAAAAATATAATGATTTATTAATATCTCAAAATCAATCATTAGATACTTTTGCAAAGTGGGTAAGATGATATTAATTGTAGGAGCGTCAGCAGCAGGTAAATCTACCATAGAAAAGGAATTAGTTAAAAATGGATATACTAATATCATTTCCTATACATCACGACCCATGCGACCAAACGAAATAAATCATAAAGATTATCATTTTATAACCAAAGAAGAATTTTTAGATTTTGATACCAATGGATTTTTTGCCGAAAAAACTTTATATAACTCTTGGAATTATGGCATATCCAAAAATGATTTATTGCCAAATTCTATAGCAGTTGTAGAACCATACGGAATGAGAACATTAAAAAAAATATGTAAAGAAAAAAATATTTTATTGATATCATTTTTTATTGATGTACCAGAAAAAATTAGATTAAAAAGAATGATAGATAGAGATGATAATTTGATGGAAATGTTCAGACGCATATTGTCTGACCAGGGAGTTTTTCAGGGAATTAAGGATGAGGTTGATTATGTGATTAATAATGATAGACCGATCAAAGAAACAATCCAAGAAATTATTGGATGTTTACAAAAATCATAGGAGAGGAGAAAAACAAACATTGACAGAAGAATTGAACGAAAAAGCAAAAAAAGTATTTACACTAAAATACTCAACCAGAAAAACAAGAAGCTGGAAAGAAACTTGTAGAAATATCGCAAATTTTATAGCAGAAGGAGAAAAACCATACAATAAAACAGATGAACAAATTCAAGCGATTGCAAATATGTTCTTTGATACATTGGTAGAATTAGAGATGCTACCTGGTGGCAGAATTATCGCAAATGCAGGAACTGGAATTAAAAATTTAGCTAATTGTTTTGTTCTTGGAATAGAAGATAGCAGACAATCTATATATCAAACCCTGAAAGATGCTGCTGAAATTTTTGCTATGGGAGGTGGGGTAGGCTATGATTTTAGCAAAATAAGAGAAGCTGGGGCAGATATAAAAAGTACAGGCGGAAAAGCATCTGGCGCATTGTCCTTCATGTCCTTGTTCGATCAAACAGGCGAAGTCATTCAACAAGCATCTAGACGTGGCGCTCAACTTGGAACGATGAATATATCGAGTCCGGATATTGAAAATTTTATTAATTTTAAATCTGTGTTAAATTCAAGAAACACAAGATTAATGCAAGAATATGATCGTAATCTTCACTTAGTAGATGGAAGATTAAATGGTACAAGATACGAGCAAATCCTTGAAAAAACTCTATTGGATGATCAACTAACTCACTTTAACATCTCTGTTCTTTTAACAGATAAATTTATGCAACAAGTGGAGAGTGACAAAAATTGGAATTTGATTTCTCCATTATCTGGAAATATTGTTAAGACAGTAAAGGCAAAAGATTTGCTTTATCAAATGGCAAAACAAGCCCACTCGTCAGGTGATCCTGGACAGCTATTTTTTGACAGAATTAATCAAGACAATATGGTTTCCTATATGGGAGATATTACTGCATCAAACCCCTGCGGTGAAGTGCCCCTCCTAGAAGGAGAAAGTTGCATATTAGCATCCATTAATTTATATAAAATGTTTGATAAAAAATCAAAACAAATTGATTATGAAAAACTAAAAAATACTACTAAGATTATCACCAGATTTCTTGAAGATGTAACTGAAATTACAGAAGCACCTTTAGAATATATAAACAAAATGAGTAAAGGATTGCGTAGATTGGGAGTTGGTGTTCTTGGATTTGCTGATTTGTTAGTTGAATTAAATATTTCATACGAATCCAATGAAGCAATAGAATTATCAAGATATTTATCATGGTTTATAAATTTTCATGCTTGGGAAACATCTTTCGAACTTGCAAAAGAAAGAGGTCATTTCAAATTTTACGATAAAAACAAAGTTAATTTGCATGTTGTTACTAAAACTTTATATGACAGTCAATTTGAAAAAAGCAACATTAACATAAAAGAATTGCGAAAAATTGGACTAAGAAACGTATCCGTAACCAGTATAGCGCCAACAGGAAGTATAGCGATTATAGCTGGGGTAAACGGAGGTATTGAACCGTTTTTTGCATTAGCATATAAAAGAAATATTACGGAAGGAATAGGAAATATTGCAACCAATTCAATATTTGAAACAAACCCTGCGTTAGAAAGAAAATTAAAAGACGCAAAATATGACAAGGATCAAATAGAAGAAATCCTTGATTATGTTGCCTCAAAGGGTAGTCTGTCTGGATGTAAATTAGTATCCAAAGAATTCCAAGAATTATTCAAGACAGCAAACGATATTAGTTGGAAAACACATATTGAAATTCAATCTGCCTGGCAGGAGTATGTATCAAATGCTATTAGCAAAACATCAAACTTGCCAGAAAATTCTACTATTGATGATATTTTTGATATATATATGTATATGTGGAAAAAAGGATTGAAGGGCGGCACAATATATCGTCAAAACTCAAAAAGTTTTCAAATATTGGAGAAACCAAATGGAAAATAAAGGAATGGTATAAATCATGGACTTCAAAAAATACATAGAATTAGCAAGTAGAACTCGATCCCCCCTAAAAACTCAGCTAGAAAATAATATTCATATGATATTGGGGATGTTAACGGAAGTAGGAGAATTGGCAGATTCTTTTAAAAAGAATATGGCCTATAATAAAGAAATAGATTGGATAAATGTCAAAGAAGAAGTATCAGACATTCTATGGTACATAGCAAATTTTATTCAACTCAATAACCTCGACATAGACGAAATCTTAGAAAAAAATATTAAAAAACTTGAAACACGTTATCCAAACTTGCGATTTGATGAAAATAATGCAATTAAAAGAAATTTAGAAAAAGAAAGATTTGTACTTGAAAAATAACTTTTAATAATAATCTAAAATTTAGTAAAAAATAACGGATATATATTATTATAATATCCGTTATTTTTATAAACTTATATATCTAATTCTTCAGCAGGAACATCCCATGTTGGCCTTTCGCCAAACTTTATCACCTGAGCATATAATATACCTGCTCCGTGTATCCAAAGTTCTAATTTTTTTACAAGTCTTGTTATTTCCAATGCTGCTTCGCTTAATTTAATTTCAACAACTTCTACTCGTAAAGTAAGTATTTCGGCTTTATCAATGAGTGATTTATTTAATAGTCTTAATTCTGTAATATCTACTCGCATCGGTTCCACCATGCTTAATGCTGCTTTTGTAATTGTTTCAGCGTTATCAGCAAGAGAATTGTTTCTTTGGTTACGGGCAGTTAAAATACCAGAAATAGACCCAATTAATGCAACAACCACAGCAGGAACTAGGAAAGTTAAAATAATTCGCGTTGTATCATCCATATTTTCCCATCCCCCTTTCCCGTCTTATTTTAATCAAAATATCACTAATATTAATGCCAATCAAAGAAAAGAATAATTGCAAATTGATTGCCATACTCCAACTATTCATCCATACTGGATATTCTGATATGTAATTAAACCATCCTCCATAAGATACAATATAAAACAATAGACGATGCATGGCAAATAAATATAAATATAAATTATTATTTAATATTGTTCTACGCATATTTTTATTTGATATCAAATAAAATATAATAGATATTATTAAATATATAGTTATAAGCATAATTAAAATAATTTTAAATATTTCTGTAATTATCTCAATATTCATAAACCTCCTTTTCTTTTTAGCATTATGTCAAATAAAAGTATTATTTTATTGTTCTACAGCTTCCTTAGTCACCGCAGTCTTCAAATCCGCCAGTTCCTTGCTTGTTAACTTTGCACTATCTACCGCCTTGACTAATAGCACCTGTTTCTTTTCCATGTCCGCAATCCGAGCCTCGACACTTACATCCGCGTCAACCTGGAATTTGTTAGTTCCTACCTTAGTTATCTTCATTATTTTGCCTCCACAACGGCATACAACCCATGATACTCAAGTGCAAATACAGTACCTGGTGTTGTGCTGGTTATCTCAATGGTTGCAGTACCGTTTACCAAGTTAACTGTTTGCTCCACATCGTTAATAAGCAGAGTATCTGCGACAGGACATGGTGCGAGATATAACGTAGATACAATTACCTTAGCAACATGCAATCCATTAGCAATTATTAACTGTCGCTCAGGTTGCAATATGAATTTCGGGGGGCTGCCATCTGCAACCCACCTAAAATCTTCTACATCTTGCTGATTGACGACAACCATATCAAACATGGTACACGCTGCAATGGCATCGTTTACAATCTCTTGGGTGTCACCAAATACTATTCCTAGATACCGTTCTTGATAGTTAGCTATTCCGCCCGTAAATCCTGCGGTATTAGTGTTTTCAATTGTCAAATATGGCTGTTTCCCATCATCGTACAAAGAATAAATAACGTGAGTGCTTATCATTTTGTAACCTCCAAAATCCCTACCCCTCCCCATCCTTGAGCAAGGTCTTTTATAATTTCCGTTTTATTTCCTTCGAGCTTTTCCCAGAAGCGCTTTACTCCAACATCAGTCTGAGCGTGTTCCACAATGTCATGGAATGCCATAATACCTTTAGTGTATCTGCGGTATCTGTCATAATCAGCTTTTACCCCTTGATAACTATGGTCACCATCCACAAATACAAAATCTAATTTCCTACCATGCAAAATTGTTTCTACCTGCTCTTTGGCATATTGTGATTGGCTATCATCTCTGATAATATGTAGTTGTTGTCCGTTGCGTTTCCAGGATTGCATAACATCTATATCGGGTTGTCCATACTCGCCGCCGTACTTCCCATTAGGTTTATCAATTGTAATCACCTCAGCGTTATCATCAGCAACTTGTAAGAACCTTTGTAATGTCCCACCACGCATTGTGCCAATTTCCAAAATGAGTTTTTTGTCTTTCACGTATTCCAATAAGTGTTCTAATTCATATGGAACTTGCAGAGCGCTCGGTATGATTCCTGTTTCTGAATAAATATCAAGTGTCTTTCTGTCGCGGTGGGTACATTTTATTGACGTGTCCACAAGTAATTTATAACCATGTTCTCTGGCCAATTGGCTGAAAAATGAATCTTGCGTTAACAAGCTGGTTGTCGCAAACCAGGGTTGAGGGATTTTTACAAACATCTCTGTAGGATAAATTGTACATCCCATTGCTAATGTATACACTTCATGTGTTCCGCTGTCAGGCGATAAATAATCCCTGTCACCAGTTTCATGGAGTATTATATGAACGCCTTTAACTGGTATTTGATTGCGCATCGGATACCACGCCCCGATCGCACAACCCGGATTTTGTTTAGCTAATTCCACTAATTTAATAATGGCATCAGACTGCGGAAATGTATCATCCTCGATTGTAATCATATAATCTACATTTTCTTGTACCGCCTGCATTGCAGCATAAGTATATGCGTCCGCAATCTCTCTGCCATAAACATTTAGTATTTTACGCTCACAAGTAGATGGCATTGTCACGCCCGTTAAACAAGCTAGTCCGTTAATAGCTTTTTCTTGAGTTGGTACTACTATCAATATTCTGGATAATTCACCTGGCGGATTACAATTATCAGTAAATCTCCTCTCAATATCCCTAACTACATCGAGTTGCGGTATAGTACCCAACCCTATCTGACGCAATGCGTCTTGATTGCCCTGGGTAACCCTACCAATTGCTTGCATATCCTGGTTGGCCTGACGTGATAACCGTTTATTCCAATAATTCGGTTGGTCATCCTCTAACTCTTCGTGTGTATAGTGCTGCGGGAATTTGCTCCACATACTATACAAGCATTCAAATTCTCTTTTTGCACCAAGTCTGGTTCTTTCGTACTGTTCTAATTCGATTTGTTTTATATCTGCATTCAGTATATCTATTTCAGTACCATTTTTAATCAGTTCGTCAATTTCAATTTGCAGTATTTGTAATCTTTTGTTAGAAATACGCAAATTGTCAAAAGCAATTGATAACTCCAGAACACATTGGGAATAAGCTGTTGCATCTGTATCCTTAGATTTAATAACTAAGTTTTCGAGCATGAAAGCCGAACGTGGCATTTGAATTTCATCAAACGCCGCTAACATTAAAGCAATATCAGGATTGACTAAATTATTTATTTCCATTTTTATATTGCCCCATCACTAAGTCCTGCTAAATAGCGTCGTGCTTGGGATAGATTTGCTGTTGTTTTAGCGGCAGTAGCTTGTGTTGCAAAAGTAACCTGGTCTGTAGTTACCTGGTTAGTGCCATTATACCCGCCTGCAAAATATCCGTATATTGCCCCATCACTAAGTCCTGCTAAATAGCGTCGTGCTTGGGATAGATTTGCTGTTGTTTTAGCGGCAGTAGCTTGTGTTGCAAAAGTAACCTGGTCTGTAGTTACCTGGAAAGTGGTAGTATACCCGCCTGCAAAATATCCGTATATTACCCCATCACTAAGTCCTGCTAAACCTTGTCGTGCTTGGGATAGATTTGCTGTTGTTTTAGCAGCAGTAGCTTGTGTTGCAAAAGTAACCTGGTCTGTAGTTGCCTGGTCAGTGCCATTAGTCCCGCCTGCAAAATATCCGTATATTGCCCCATCACTAAGTCCTGCTAAACTGTATCGTGCTTGGGATAGATTTGCTGTTGTTTTAGCGTCAGTAGCTTGTGTTGCAAAAGTAACCTGGTCTGTAGTTACCTGGTAAGTGGTAGTATCCCCGCCTGCAAAATATCCGTATATTGCTGCTCTGGAAATAAATTCATCCACTTTTCCAGGTATTCTATTACCACATTGCATTCTGTTTCGCACAGCTTGACCTGATGTACTTGTCATGCGCTTATCCTATTCACCCATCCTGTAATGGATATGACATTTGCTACATTAGCATACGCAGTCACAGAAACTGGACTAGCATTGCCCTGAATAATAAGTCCAGGTACAATTAAGTATAAGCCTTGCTTAAACGGGACAGTTATTACTATATTGTCATCTGGAACAGTTGATCCTCCTAATTCTATTGTTAAAACAACATTGGCCGTATGTCCATTATAAGCATATAAATAAATTTCGTCATAATTTGTCGCAGCGGAGGACACGGTATGAATAGTCGTACCAGGACTTCCACTCGCAACAACTTTGATCCCCCTACCACTACCAGAACTAGAAAATGTGTATTTTGTATATGTAGACATTTGTTATCTCCTTATGTTATTAATTAAATATTTGTATTTGCAAAATATCAGCTTCTCCAGCTCCATTGCTGGCGGCGACTACATGTCCGTACGCGTCCAAGGTAATGTTCGTAGTTGTATAAGCAATAGGAGATGCGCTAGATGTTTTATGCCCCAGAGAACCGCTACTATCAATCGTAATAATACTTCCGCTTGTCTGAACAATTACAGACCCACTAACAACTCTTAATCCACTTCCAGCGGATACAACGATAGAACCTGCGCTCGAGACTAAACCAGACCCAATATTTGCGGTAATAGAGCCGCTATTTATCACCAATCCAGTCCCTACATTTGCAATAATAGAACCTGCGCTTGAGACCAAACCTGCCCCGACATTCGCAGTAATAGAGCCGCTATTTATCACCAATCCAGTCCCTACATTTGCAATAATAGAACCTGCACTTGAGACCAAACCACTGCTAATAGGAACATGAGCAGCAGCAATTTTTGATCCAGAAATAGTAGCAATACCACTATCTCCTAAAACACTTCCACTTGCTATTGCAACAAGATTTCCCCAAGTTCCTTGTGCGTTAATTTGTTCTATACTATTTGCGTCTATCCAAATCCAAGCAGCACCATTATACCTAAATAAATATTCTTTGTTGGCTTTTAAATCACCATTAGACATATTTGCGGTACTACCAGATGTAGCGATTTTTAAAACACTTACTGTTGCCAATGCATTTATTTTAAGTGTTACAGTTCCATCATTAACAATATTCAATGACAAATCTATCAATTGCCCCGTTGCATATGCTGCAATATCAGCTACTGTAGCTTCATAATAATTAGGGGATATATAAGTAGCAGGTACATAAACAATTCCCTCTTTCCCCTCCAATGCAGTAATCGATCCGCTTACATTCGCTGCAAACGTATCTATTAAATTCATATTAGAAGTTGTAGCCAATCCAGCCAAATCTGTTCTAAAAGTTTGAAATAATGCAGATCCGTCCGTGGTTGTATTGTAAGTTTTTAATCCTAAAAATGTAGTATTAGTAGGCATATTTTAATCCTCCTCATACTGTATAGTCCATACTTGCTAGCGTTCTGCTATCCAAATCATAAAAATATTGCGGATCATAAGTAGATAATAAATAAAATACAGCAACAGTCATAACTCCTGTCAAGACTATTTTGGGAATTCTTATTGTTGCATTAATAATTCTTAAAATTTGATGCAATACCCCTGTTACCAATATCGTAGGTATTTCAATAATATTGCCTAAGAAACGCATAGTTTGTCTCATAATACCAACAATATTAATTGTTCTAACATTGATAGTATTGGTGAAATAAATTGTAAATTTTATTAGATTATCTGTAGTTGCAACAACAATCTTTGGAATTATTATAGTAGCAATAATTTTTAAAGTCGCTATAAAAGATGCTACCATAACAATTGTAGGAACAATAATTGATCCTGCCCAACTCACTGATCCTGCTAGTCCAGCAACAATTAATGTATATATTTTTGTATTTTTTACATATGATGTAAATGTTTTTTCCATAATTTAATCCTAATTTGTCATAGAAATAGTTAATGCCCCAGCGGAGAAAACAACAGTTGTATTAACTTGTACAGTTTTTGGAACAGCGAGAACTTCATAGAACCATATATTTCCAGCGAGTGCAGCATCCCAAAATGCAATATAAGTTATTGTTCCCCATGATGCAGAACTTTCAGTAAATGTTATTGCAGTTGCATTTGTAAGAGTGCCAGTACCTGCATTTCCAAAATTTGTTTTATTGTTTACTACTGCAACTCTAGCGTATGCTCCTACCCCAGTTGATTCTGTTGCACCTGTTCCATCAGCATTAATTGTAGTTGTAGATAATCCCATATAGAGTGTTGATGGAACTGTATATGGTGTTTTTCCAAAATTATAATCAAGTATAGCTGCCGAAGCTGTATATGTGATCGCCATAAGATTTTCTCCTTTAAATAATCCCAGGAATAATTGTTAAAATTCCTTGACTAGGTCTAATTGTTGAACCAGAAATTACAATTACTGGTTGATGAACAAATTTACCAAAAGAACCACTGGTATCGCTTGCCAGAAGTTTTACATCATATTGGTTGGTGACACTTCCTGAGACAACTCCTGTTTTTGTCAATGCAGCACTGCTCATTCCATAATAAGACATTTTCCATGTACAAGTAGCACCAGTTAAAGCAACAGGAAGTCCAACATCATTATATACAAGAAAACTAAATATTTGTTCAGTTCCTCCAATAAAGGCATATTCTGGTAAATCATTGATGGTTATACATGTAAAAGTTGCCGTCATTATTTTTTAATCTCCTTTGTATTGGTTATATCCGCACCATCTTCAAGTTTTTCTATCAAACCAAAAAATTTTTGGAGTAGTCCAGCAATATTCCCCAATGTATTGACATTTTGTAAACCTTTAACTTCAATTTGATTGAGCAAGTTAAAAGCATCATTCAAATTTTTTAAATTTTCTTCATCAAATTTGTACATAAATTCTCCATTTTATCCGGCATAATTAGTCAATATCCCGTTCGTAAAAGTTAAAGTACCAGTGCCATAGGGCGTTTTTACGTTATAACCAATTGTTTTTCCCTGATATCCAGAAGTATAAATACTTCCATTTAGATAAATGCTACCATTCAAAGTGGTAATACCTCCCCCTGCAACAGTAAGACGAGTATTGACAAATATTTGGGCACTGCCTAAATAATCAACATATCCACTTCCTCCATTTATCCTATCTGCAACCATTGTTCCTGTAGTAATCTTTGCTGCACTTAAACCACTTGCTACCTTAGCATTGGTGACTGCATTATCGGCAATTTTATCATTTTGAACTTGATCTGACAAATTGGCGGCATAAATATTGCCATTAAAAGTCCCTGATGCCGCTGAAATATTTCCAGCAAAAGTACCCGTAGCAGCACTCAAAGAACCAGCAAAAGTACCCGTAGCAGCACTTAACGCTCCAGAAAAAGTTCCCGTCGCTCCACTCAATACCCCAGCGAGAGTAACATTACCACTAGAATCAACTGAAAATTGATTGACCCATGTACCTCCAACATTTTTTTGTATTTGAATCCCCGTACTAGGATTCATATATAATCTACTTAGACCACCAGTTTTATTAATTGTAAAGCTTGCATCCGTAAGTGTCGCTCCACTTCCGTTTAAAATAAAGCTATTGTTTGCATTAGATATAAATAATTCGTTTCCGGCAACGATTCGGCCAATTAAAATATCCGCAACCAAACCGAAAGCAGAACCACCCGTTGGCGTCACTATCTGGCCCAAGGCTAAACTTGCCGTATTCCAATTATCTTTCGTGAACGCTAAGGTATTACTGGTCAACCACACCTGTGTAGCCTTATAACTACTTCCAGATATAAAAGTTCTGCCCCTCAATCCATTTTGATCAATACGAATTTCTTCGCTACTGCCACTAATAACATTATTTAGCGATGCATTCAAAGAACTTTCAATAAACAATGAAACAGGATCTCTATAATTTGTATTCCAATTATCCCATTGTAACGAATTGAATGTAGTTTGCAGAGCAGAACTTGTATTTGATCCATACAAATCACTAAACTCATAGGAACTACCATCTAGTCTCAACCTATTTCCAAATATCATCTTAAAATAAGTAGGATCATCATAATTTAAATCTATACCTAACAAAACAGGTTGAACATAAGTATCCGTAGTTAATTCTAATGTAATAGTTGATCCTAATTGTAATTGACTAATAAAGGTTGAGAACTCTTTCAAAAACACAAAATTTGCAGAATCAATTTCAAATTCATATCTAGGAGTAGACACTTTTGTCAAAACATTTATTGCTTGATTATAAAGATTTTGTGCCATGGTTTGAATTTCAACATCTGTCATAATATCAGTCTGCACAAAATTTTCATTTTGATATGTAGAACCAAGAATAAAAGGATCTAATTCCAACAATTGACCTGCGGTAAAATTGCTAGCAAAAGAAACCAAAGTATTAATTGCCCTAAGTAAAACTAAAATCCCCGCAATTTGTGCATTCTTATTAGTAATCTCTAATGTTTTTGCTGTTATCAGCGCTTGCTGTGCTATTATTTGTGCATTTACCGCAGTAATACTAAGTCCTTGTTCTATTCTAACCCGTTGAGTTCCCTGTAATGAAAGTAATGTAGCATTTAAAACCGCAAGAGCAGCTTGTAATATAAGCAATTCTGAATTCGCAGTTTTTAGACTGGTTAAATATCCCGCATATATAGGTTGTTGAACAACTATTTTAGCTTTCCACGCATCAATTGCAGCAATCAACCCAGTTGACATCCATGCAGTAGTTTTATAATAATCAAAATTATATATTGTAGGAGTTCCCAATGGATTGACTGTTAATATATCTAAACTACCAGCGCCATAAACATTCAATGCAGTTACTAATTCATCTGTTTTTTCTGTTATATCAACTTCCTTAATCAAATTATCAAATGACATAAAAATATCAGTAGAAGACATAGCGGATGCAGATGTTGGAGCAGCAATAGCACTTAAAGTCTTGTTAATTGTATCAAAAGTAAAAACACATTGATATGCTTGTTCAACATCTGTCATTAAAAAACTATATATTGTTGTATCTGATACATCAAAAGTCCTGTATAAACTCCATAATGAAGCATCAATAGTTCCCACAGTCCACCCGGGAACATAACTAAGCATTGTTCCTATTAAAGTAGCTGATGGACTAATTACATTATAAAATTGATAAGTTCCCTCAAACACTGTCAATTTCTTATTTGCAAAAACAACCTCAAGAGATTGACATTTTATTTTTTTTGTTTCTATGATTCCATCATTTATTTTGTCAATTTCTGTAATCATAAAATATCCAATATTTTCTATATATATCAATCGCCTATATTCTAATGATGCATAATATTCTGTCGTAACTTCATTTACTTTTGACGGAGCAATAAAAGAAAAATTGGACAATGCATTATATCTTAGCTCTAATTGTCTATCGTAAATCGTTCCTAATTCATATAATTGTGTTTTGTCGGGATTACATAAAATTATTGCGGGATTTTCAAATTTATCAAAAGAATCAAAAAGTTGTATCATATTATTATCCCCCAACCTTTTTAGCAAATTGATATGTTATAGACAAATTAGTAATAAGTCCTGTCATGGTAAGATTATTTAAACCAGGGACAAATCTAAACCATTTTTTATTAAATTTGCTTAATCTATATAATCCTGTACTTGATGTTATTATTTTTTTATCATTGTCTACAGTAATAGTTTCAAGCGGAGATATTGCAGTAAAAGAAAATATGCGACTAGCATCGCTTGTATTAGTTATAGACATTGAATTGCCAACAGAAGATGTAGTAAAAGATATGGATGGATACAAATAGTCATTGTTTGCACTAAGATTATAAAATGAAAATGCTGTTGCAGACGATTTTGTCAAAGTTCTTGCAAATTCCCACGCCCAGGGAGCATCACATACTACAGTACACTCATACCCATAATTTAAATTCCCAGTATAAATAGCAATGGGATCTGTAAGAAAAGCATTGAAATATGCAGTATCTAAATCGCATTGCATAATCTGTAATTTTTTATAACTTAGCGTTCCAAATAACCATGATTCTATAATAGTTCGAGTTGCACCATCTATAGGTAAAGGACTACTTATTGTCAATGGAAATGATAAAACTGGAGTTTGTGATACGCCATGAAAATAAGGAACTGGTCTGCGATATATTTGTTGAGTAAAAATTTCTACCCCTGCTCCACCAGACGAATCTTTGCGACCAGTATCAAAATTGGTAATATATAAATTATAAGTTTCGCTAGGAACAGAGTTCCAAACGAAAGTTTTTCCATAAAAACCCATCGAAAACCTCCGTTTTTATATAAAATAAGTGAATTAAGTATCCTAATTAGTGATAAAAGAGGGATTTTATTCCCTCTTTTGCTATACGCTAAAACTATTAGCATTTCTAACTACCCCTCTTTTTTTTATGGCATTATTAACAGTTTTTAATACCATTTTTTCCATATCAGGAAGAACACTACGATCAAGATTACCCGCTATACTAATAGGCATTGATATAGTAATATTGCTATCATTTTTAATTGTTGATGATATTTTTGGTAATGTTCTATTAATAAAATTTCTCATCATGTCGTCAGTAGCGACAACTTCGCCTTTTAATAATTGTGCAAATACTACTCCTGATTTGCTAGAAGCAATACCTGATACAATACCACCATCATCATAGGAAGGTACTCCTGGCATAGCAGAATGATAATATTTTTCCATTGAATCTTGAGAAGCAGCCCAAACACTCCATCCAGAACCTATTTCATACTCTGGCGGCATACCAGACCATCCAGAACCCAGAGTTGAATAATATGCAGCAGAATGATAATATTTTTCCATTGAATCTTGAGCAGCAGCCCAACCACTACCTATTGTAGTTGCCACTGTTTGAGCATATGCATTAACTTGAGATATTCCAGATGCAATAGCACCACCCATAGCCGAAACCATATCTTGTCCTGCTTTACCAATTTGTCTAATCGCATCTTGGGTAATTCTTTCTGTATCTGCAAGATATAATTCAAGTTCATTTATTCTGGCATCAATACCGGATTTATAATCCTCATATTCTTTATTAAGAGCTTCTTTTTGGACATCTATACTTCTATCATACTGAGTGTCTTCAAGTTCACCTTGTGCTTCAACAAGTTGTTCTTGTAGTTCTAATCTTTTGGCATTAGCTTCTGCACTATTATCAAATTGAAGTTCTAATAATTCTTCTTGAATATCTGCAATAGTCTTAGATTGTTCTTCTACTTGTTTAGTATAATTACGTTCATCTTTCTTCTGATCTAATAAATCTTTTGCAGCGTCTATAATTTTCTTATACGCATCTAATTCAGCTTTTAATGCATCTTTTTGTGCATTTTTTTTATCTTTTATTTTTTTGATGGTTTCATCAAGAAGTTTTTGGTATTCTTGTTCAGCTTTATTTTCGGAAGAACCACCGCCTCCTCCTCCAACAGCAGGAGAAATAAAAGGAGTAGGAATGGTTATTGCTTCGGGAGTCTTTTGTAAAAGTGTTGTAATGCCATGAAGAGCATTTGCTTTAGCAAGTAAAGCAGCAGTTTCTGCCAATATAGAAGGAATAACTATAGCCATCCTTTTATTAGCAGCATCTTGTTCCTGATAAACAGCCCAAGCGGTTGCTTCGGCATCTTGTGCTTTCAGAATAGCCAATTCTCGTAATACTTGTTTATTAATAGTAATTGCACCAGTTTCAACATTAATTGCTAATGCAGCAGCATAACCAGCATCTATCATTTTATATGCTTGATCTATTGTTATTTGACCATATTCACCGTAATCCGCAAGGACAGACTCAAGCATACTATTAGAAGAAAAGAATGATGCGGAGGATGTGTCTGCTGCAGTAGTTAGTTCTTCAATGGATTTTACAACTTCTCCTACAACAGGAGGAACTTCTTTCTGAGTCTCAAGATATTGTCGCATTATTCCGTCAAGATCTTCCGTTGCTTTCATCCTTGCCAAAATTTGTGTATCAGCTAGAACTTTATTATACCCATCTATGTCTGAGGCAGAATCCGTTGCTACATCCCCTGTTTTTTTAAAAGAATCCGACAATTCGTTCAAAGATTCTCTTACTGCAATTATCGCTGCATCAAGAGCTGGATTAACATAACTAACCCCTTTTTCTAATCCCATAGCGTCCAAATCAGCTTTTTGACTTTCTAATGCCTTCAATTGATTTGTCAAAAACGTATACGTAGTTTGTTGTGATTTTGATGTAGCAAACCTAGCACCATTTATTGTAGATAATACGTCCGCCCAAAAATTATAAAATTGAGCTATTTTTTCTGGGGGTAACATTTGTTGCCACAATAATTGCCAACTATCAGACAATCTATTAGCAGCCGCTTCTACCCCCAAGAGATATTTTTCATATCTTTGACTTGCTAATCCTGCGCTTGTATTGGCTGTATTTTGAGCTTCTGTTACCATATCCCAATTGTTCAATAATGCCGTCAGCATATTTCCTTGACGAAGACCAGCCATAGTTTGAACCATCATAGACTGTTCTACTGTTTTTCCTGCTAATCCAAGTTCTTTATATTTTTTAGCAACATCAGACAAAACATCATCCATATCTCTAAATTCATAAGCGTTTTTACGAACTTCAATTCCCTGTGTTCGCAAGGCTTTTTCAACATTAGAAATATCTTCCCCTTCTTCGTCAAGTTTTTTACCTAACTTTACTTGCTCCATCCTCTGAAAAATTGTTTTTAAAGATTGCCCTATACTATCCGACGCTAACCTCGTCACGCTCGAAATAACCGTAATATAACTGGCCAAATCTTTATATCCAACCCCGGCCTGTTTAGCTACGCTTGCAGATCTTTGCATAGCATCACTAATTTCTTGTACCGACGTGGCGTAGTTGTTGTCTAAATTAACTAAAACATCTAATACACTTGTAGCATCTTTTGCTTCTAACTTATATGCATTTAATGTCGCTGTCAATGTAGTTGTTGCTGCGGCGCTATCCATGTTGGCCAATTTACTCATCATGGTACTAGCTCTAAGCAATGTTTGTGTTTCTGCTATGGATTTGCCCTGGCGAATCCACTCCAAACTTCCTTTAACAACTTCCAAAGTAGTAGTACCCAATTCTTTTGCTAAACCATTATATTGCATTGCCAAATCAGCAATTTGTGCAGAACTCATATTATTAACAATTTGAATATTAACCATTTCTTTATTCAAATCTCTGATATATTGAATACCCTCTCCAATTTTTTTCAAAGATCCATAAATGGCTTCTGTAGCAATGCCCCATATTATTACTTTTTTAGCAGCAACACTAAGCATTTCATTCATGGCATAACCGTCTTTAACTGTGCCTTTCATTGCTGCGCCAGCTCTTGAAACTTCCCTTTGAACATTGCTCCATTGTGCTGGCAACTCTTGTAGAGCAACTGTTCCGTTCTTAACGCCAATAGTCAAATTATCAAAAATTCTTAATTGTTCTTGGACATCCTTATTATTAAATATTGCAGGTTTTGTTATTTTTAATGTTTCTACTTTATTTTTCCACTTTTGAAGTACAATTTCAAGACTTCTTTGGTCAAGATCTGCTTTCATTGTCATTTTAGCAGATTTTGTGGCACTGTTTATTTGTGATTGTAAACCAGTCTTATCAAGAACTACTCTAATTAATGCTTCATAGCTTGCACTACTCATATACCATCACCTCCTTTAAGAGAGATGATTTCTCTCTAAATATTATTCACTTTCACTTTAAACATTGATTCAAGTTCCTCCAAAGAATTATCCTTTAAATATCCCTGAGTAGTATCGACAGATTCATGATTAGCATAAAGACGCAATTTTTCTATTGGAAATCCTGACTCCATTCCTAATTCTCTGCATACGTAATGAGTTCCATTATTCATATTTTGTAGCGCACTATGGCGAATACTATGACTTCCAAATTTTGTTTCTTTGTCCTCAATCTCAGTTAATAAATCACGAATTCGTAAAAACCAGTCATATAACATTTCCCTTGTTACAGAATATTTATTATCACTTCTTCCCATTACCCAAAGAGAATCTATTGTATCATTTCCTCTTTGTTGCAACCATAATTTTGCACATTCTTTTGTCCCTGAAAAATAAAAGAGACTAAATTTTTTACGTCTTTTTCCAACAACTTGATTAGTATTGCTATTTTCATTATCCAAAAAAGAATATTTTTGAACCTGTGATAACTCTCCTCTTCTACCTGCAGAATCATATGCAAGCATTAGTAAAGTTGCACTTTGATATTCTTTTAATTCTATAAGTTTATTTTTCAATTTCATAATTTGTTCATCTGTAAGAAAAATAATTTCTCTTACTGATTCTTTAGAAAGACCTTTTACTTTGGATGCTGTATTTACAAGGTACTCATATTGATCCTCATTTTCAGCGAATGTCAAAAGAGAGCGCAAAGAAGACAAAAGGCGATTGTGTCTAGCAGAAGAAATTTTACAATTTTCAGTCAGCCAAAGAGAATAAGTCCGAAAATCTCTTTTGTTCAATTCTAATATACTTTTATTCTCTAAGTTTTTATAAATATAGCAATATATACCCTTTATATCCGCTTTGTATTGCGAGATTGTTCCAGATGATTTTTTATTTTGTTTTAATTCCATAAGAAAATCATCAAGCAAATCTTTATTATCTTGATTGACTAATTTCCATATTTCCGAGTCAAAAAAAACATTATAAATATTTTTTATCATGTCATTTCCAATTAATAATTCCTTTTTTTATAAAATAAGTAATTCCCACAGCGCAAGAGTCGCTTTCATTATTATTTTCAAAACTTATGTCAGGATAAACAGACAATATCTTCGCCCAAATTTGCTGTTTTGTTGCGCTTCCATTTAATATTATTTTTTTAATTGTTTTTATAGTATAATAAATTTGTTCATAATCACACAACAAATAATTTATTACCCCGTGTGTTCTATATAATACAGCAGTCGAGATATTAAAACGTGAAAATCCTCGTTCTATAATAATCTTTTCTGGAGGAAATTCTATTATCATCTCTAAAATTTTATTAGCAATACATTTTAATCTAAGACCATGTGTTTCTTTATTATTAGTTTTGATATTTGTTATTTTTTTAATATTTCCATTTAAATCAAATATAGAAATTCCTGTATTTGACAAAGATAAATCAAGACCCCAAATATAAGTATTCATTTTTCCTTTATTTAAAAAAGAGAGACAGTCTTTGCAAACTATCTCTCATTTCTTTATTGAAATACAATTATTTACTATTGATTTAAAATAATATTTCCGCTACCATTATCTTTAGCAATATATCCATTTAAAATTACCGGATAATATTTTAAACCTCGCATTATTATTGGAGAACCAGTTATCATAACTTCTGTTTCATGATAAATAAGAGCTATTGTAGAACCTATATTTGTTCTTAAATTTGCTCCTACGTTACTTTGTATATATGCAGATTTACCAATAACTAAATCATTAGTTATTGGTTGTACGCTTATAAGCGGAAAAGGATCAATTGGAATCTCATTCATCCTATATTCCCAATGTAAATGAGGGCCACTTGAATTTCCTGATCCGATATCACCTATTGCTCCACCAGATAGCCCAATAACCATGCCTCTCGTTACAGTCTGTCCTTGAGTAACTATAAATTTAGATAGATGTCCATAAACTATTTTATTACCCAAACTATCAATTAATTTAATAGACCATCCATATCCTGTTGTTTCTTTAGTCAATGTAACTTTACCATCTATTGAGGCCAATAATTTAGTTCCCACCGGTGTTCCAAAATCTATTCCTGGAAAATAATAACGTGTACACCCAGACTCAGATTTCCAACAATAGTTATGTGCAATTGCCCAATTTTTATGTTCTTGATATGTTTGAGTTATTGGATATTCTTTTTCAAAAGGATATAATAAATTAATCATTTATATTGCCTTACTAATATTATAATTTATAATAAAATTCATGTTTTATTTACCTTTTAATTAATATTTCGGAGGATTATTAGATATATTTTTAGGATGCCTATAAGTCACAGATGAATATCCAAATGTCTTTACAAATTTAATTCCGTTCTCTTTCATTAATTGTTGAAATCTTTTATCTACCCATTGTCCTTCTATTTTTTTAAATATAGGCGTCCAAAAATCTCTTGGACGTCTCCACCAACCATTACCAAATAAAGAACCTGATTTTCCAAATCTTCCTTCCCCGCTTTGAGTAATTATATCTACCAAATCACTCCTAATATCAGTTGCCCACCAATATTCGCTGCCATGAATAAATTCCTCTGGAGAAATATTTAATTTTTTAGGATCATGCTCAATTAAAGAATCGATAGTGTTCCAAGTAGATTTGAGTTCTTTATTCCAAGAACCTAATAATCCTCCATTATCACCTTGCCTTTCATAATATGCTGGTTCATGAGGACGATATACTTTGTCCAACATACTTTCACGTAACATCTTATATACTTCTTCTGTTATTTGTTTAATTATTTTCTTAAACTTAGACATAAAAAATGAATACAACATAGCATCATTGCTTAAGAGAACCATAATATTTTATTTAGTCCTCCTCAAAAATAATAATTTGTTTTTTGGATTTTTTATGAATTTGAAAAATTTTATTATATCCACAATTAGAACATTCTAATATTTGGGTAGTTTTTATCATTCTTTTTTCTTCTAATTTTTCTATATAAAGTTCAAGTTTTTCACCACATTCGGGACAATGTTTTGAAACTTTGCTTCCAAATTCATAAGATAATTTCATCTGATTTCTTGATTGTCCCTGGTTTTTTCTTTCTTATTTTAGTAATTGTAACAGGCATAAAAATTTCACTAAGTTTCGCTGTTTCGAGTTTCAATTGATCTATTACTTCTGAAAAATTTTTGCTATCAAAATCAACGTTTGATATATTTTCTAATACTTCTGTTAATTTTTCAAATAATAAATCTAAAATAACCCCTACTGATTTCTCACTAAAAATATTCGCACGAGTCATCTCAATAAGTTTTTGAATATCACGTCTAACCTCAGCATAATTTGCAATCCTGGGATATATCATATCCCATAATCCAGAACTTACAAGAGCCTCCAACTCAATAGCATTATCCCCTAAAATTTGGATATTGGTGCATAAATCAGTAACCTCAAGAATAAGACTATTTTCCGCTATTAAATAATTTTGTAACAAATCATCATCTTTAAAAAATAATCCAATATAAGAAGAAATTATTCTTGTTTTGGTTTTAAGGTCTACATATTTGAGTACCTTAATCGTACTTTCTTCAAATTGAAATTCAACTTGAGGAACATTTTTATTTAATTTAATATTATCTTTTTGCATATTATCCCTGATAATCTGAACAAGTAGTTTTTCCTAACATTCGATAAATTTGATTTTTAAAACACCAGCGTACAAATTTACATTGATTTCCTTTAAACATTCCCAATAAACAAATAAAGAAAATCCCCCTATTAATTTTCTTTATTTCACCGTTTTTACATAATCCCATAACTAAGACGAAACCGCAGTAGCTTCAACATAATCCAATAAAGAACCAGTAGTGGGAGTATAATAAGTAGCTTTAAAATAATTGATATAGTTCCCTGCAACAATAGAACCAGATGACCCTGCTGTAACTAATCCCGTTGTACCAACTACCAAGTTTGAATTTGCACTACCACTAGATTTTGCAAAAGTACAAGATGATGTTATATTAGCATTGGCATAAATGCCACCACGAATGCCCAATACAGAAATTTGCTGTGTTTTAGGCCATGATGCACTCGTACCAGTAAACGCAATCGTACTAGGAATAGCAGCAATACTAGATACCGCAACACTTGTTGCACTTACAGGTATCCAAGTAACCTTAGCATAATAATCAGCGGTCGTACAATCCGTAGATGTAGTAAGCAACGCTTTGCCAGACAATGCTTGTTGACTTACACCATTAGCAGCCAGCGCCAAAGTATAATTTCCCATAACCTGGAATCTAGGTACACTAATTTGCAAATATTCAGAAATAGCACCAGTATTATCGCGAACCTCAGCAATCATAGTTAAATCAACCACACTAGGCGGAGTTGTGCTTTCAATTGTAATTTGATCTGCTGTAACAGAAGTTGTGTAAACAACATCAACTTTTTGACTTGCTCCCGCACTAACATAAATATTAGACCCAGCAGTTGCTGTCACAATTTCTGTAAGCCCATTAGGCAAGAAGACTGTTATAGTATCTGCTGTTGGAACTACTGACAATGTGCCAGAGCCACCTGATAAAACTATGCAATCTGTTTGAGTAACATCCACTGCTCCACTCTCGGACAATTGACCAACATTTAAACCAAGGACTACTTTATCAAAAGTTGCTTGATTAATATTAATTGCTAATGATCTATCATGAATATATGTATATAATAGTGGATTATTAATTCCACCTCGAACCTCTGTTTCCGCTGTTGAAAGCGTAAACGAAGATTCTATATTTGCTTTACCATATGCAATTGCGTTTCCTGTAGTGGGATCACGAAGAATTGCATCGGCCACTGATACCAAAAATTCATTTGACATAATTTATTCACTCCTTTTTGATTTGAAATTAATTATTTATTGCCTTAAAAATATCACCTGTATTTTTAAAAGATTCTTTTCCAATTAAAATGCTATCGTATCTTCCAGATTTTTTAGAACTAGATAAAAAGTGTTTGATTTCACCCTTTTTTAATGTAATTTGACCTGTTACCTCTAATAGTCTGTATAATTGATATTCTTGTAATAATAATAATTTTTCTATATGTGCTCTATACTGAAACAAAGTATATTCGCCTATTTCTGTTATTGTTTTTCCCAATAACGAACAAAATACAAAAACTTCATCTTTGAATTCTGTAGTATCTGTTGTTTTATTAAATGTATTTAATTTTTCTTCTAATTCTGGATTGTACTGTTCTATAAAATCAATGCTCGTACCATTCTGTTCTAAAATTATTTCACGAATATTATCAAATTCTGATTCTGTAAATTCTACTTCTCCAATAATAAATTTCAATGTTATTTTTGATAATTCATCTTTTATATTTTTATTTTCTCCATATAATATTTCTATTTTGTTTTCTTGTGTTATGTGTTGGAAAAAAGACGTGAGATCCTTTATTAATTCTGGTCGATTCGAACCAGCAAGAATTATTATCAAAAATTTAAGATATGACATTTTTAATATATCTTTATCTTGAATAGAATTCTTGGGAAAACAGAAAAGGTTATAAAATATTTTTTTATATTGTTGTTCTTTGAGTTTAAGGGGATAAAAGTTTATATCTTTATATTTTTGCGGATTTCCCCAAATATCATTATTATTATCATATATTGAGGAGATTATATTATTCAATTTTTGTTATCTCCTGTTGTTGTGATTTTATACTATCCAGTTTTGGAAGATCACAACTTTTCCCTTATAGGGAATTTGGCCTATGGTGATCGCTTTACTACGACTGTATTCGCTAGCATCAAAATAAAGACGACCCAAACCTCCAATTTCTGCGCCGTTGAGCGTCTCTATTAATTGCTGAACGATCGTATCTACGCGAGTCTGGTAATTTGACATGTGGTTCACCTTATGATGCGCGTATACCTCTGCCCCCAAAGAAATGTTTCCGTATACATACGTTGTTGGTATAAGCTCGAAGACAGAAATTCGCAAAATAGCACATTCTTTAACCCAGGAAATATCTTGACCTGTATCTTGGAAAACCCGATATGAAGTTTCGTCTGGTTGTCCTGCGTAAATTAATGCGCCCTTCTCTGCTTTTGTTAGATTAGTTTTATTCCAAGCATCAGGAGTTGTGTAATGCAAAAGCTTCCAAATTAACTCATTGTTCTCTATTAAGTATGATATACAGTTATATGATATTTTGGGAAGTAATTCGAATTTGTTATATGAATTATTTTCTGTACCTGTCATATTTACCAACTCCCTCGCAATAGGATACTAATTTGTTTTGATTGAGAACCAGAAACGACATTTATCAATAATGGATCATTCATATACATATAATGATTATGTAAATTAAATCCATTATCTCCTGTAACTGTGAAAATATAGTTTTCTGCAGGAACATTTGCATTAGCGATACTAAAAGTAAATACATCACTCTGAATAGTTCCATTTAAATACAAGAATACTGTATACGATTCTGTGTCACCCTCTAAGATATATCCAGTATCGGGGGTTACTCTAATTTCATAATTTGCAACACTTCCTGATGAAACAATTACCGTCACATGAGAATGTATAGAAACATTATCTGTCATTGATGCTGTTATCGTAGCAGAACCAGTGGCTATCAAGGTTACTAAACCACTTCCGCTTACAGATGCAATAGGACTTGCGCTGGTACTATACGAAATACCCTCGTCAACTGGAATTAAATTACGAGTAATAATAGGAGAAATTTGAATCCCCATTCCGGGACTTCCGGATATGCTACCACTTGATATATTTGTTGTTATTGCATATGATACTTTTTCGGAATCGGCTATACCATTAACGATGTCATCCGTTTCTTCATTAATATAGTTAGTGTTCATTATGATTTGGAGTAAATTGCAAGACCCTGATGTCTCAAGAAAATTGCGAATACCTCCGCCAAAAATTTGAAAAGCCCTCCAATTCGCGCTATTCCCAAAAAGAAATCTTTGCCCTTCTTTCAAATACTTTGTATTTGAATTCAATTGTGTGTATCCACGAATGAAGCCCTCCGGTTCCACAGGGTTGGTCGTACCAGCGCTGTCTGAAGGACGATTTATAGGGTAGTCTATAGAAATAGGCTCTGAAAACAAATTGCCATTTGCATCTACCCATCTAAGTAAATTATTTGCACGTCTTACAGTACAGGACGCTGCAAGGTTTTTGATTGCTTCTGTAAAAACGGTTATCCACCACTCAGAGTCAAAGTAATATTTTCTCCCAATTGCAATAGGATGCGATATGTTTTTGAATAGCAATGTCTTAAAATCGTCTCCCAGCTTTTCTCCTGTTACACTCGAAACTGCTCTGTTTACCCTAGCTCTAATGTTTGTCATAGATCCAGATGCAAAAGCTGTTTCTTCTTGAATAGTAAAAACAGTAGATGAGTTTTCAAATTGTTCATTCAATAATGCCTGAAATCCATCAATTAATGTGCTGCCGGTTGAGATAAAATTGGAGGGTGAACCAGATAAATAGTAGCGATAACTCATATCAATCCTCCTTTTTTATAAATTACTCACTAGAAAACCCAAGAATCTTTAGTTCTTGGGATGAATAGCGAGAATTATCCTTGATTTGAAATATATTTTTCAATAGTTTCTATGTTTGCGTTACCTATTGAACACACAAAATATCCTTTGCTCCAAAAAATTTTCTCTTTCCAGAAATATTTTCCAAGTTCTTTCGGAGGGGAAAGAAAAAGAGGGATATTCTTTTCTGACGACTCATGACTTTCGTCCTATCTTTCCCCGCATTACTTAATCAAAGACTTGCAATTTCCAACTTGCAAAATCATTTTTACGAAAAGCATAATCGTTTATCAATTGGCTTATCTCTTCTTTTTTCATATTCAAATAGTCTTTTTTCTCACGTAAATTTTGTGCCTGACTAAAGGATTTGTAGTCATGATCTTGCAAACTATTTTCAAATTGCAATGTATCTTGTGTTCTTTTTTGAAACCAATATAATTCCATAATTCTTGCAAGCATGTTGATATTTTCTTGCGTCAAATCACCAGTAAATATCTGACTGCCACTTGAATAAGTCAAATCTTGATCGCATACTGGATCAAAATCCGTGATAGAATTTAATAGCCAAGGCTCCATATATGTACTCAATGATGCACTGCCTGACACTTGATATAAGGTATCAAGCCTCCAATCAGAAATCGAAGAAAGAAACATATCGTAAACAGTATCACTAAAGGTTGCCATATTTTAGACCTCCTTAATTTTCAATTTAATATCAAAATTTCCGTTAGAATCCGACATATCTAACGGAAATAATGTAATAAAACAACAAAATAATCAAATAAAATTACTCTTTTATTTGTCTAATATTAGTTTAACTCCAATAAGAATTTCACCTCACAATAATATATTGTCAGTTGGACAGGATGTATTTTCTGGTCACACAACCAATTATTCAATTTTTCCACCGCAACATTTCTGGCATCAAGATCATCTTGAGCAAGTATATTATATGTTGTATGATTGTGCGTTGTCCTGACACTATGCAATCCAATACTATACCAAATTGTTACTTCAAATACCTTTGTTATAGACAACTAGTTCACACTTTTACTGGTTGAGGATTATTGATTTCTATATACTCTTTGACCTCAGTTGCTTTTGCTTTAATATCAACATCAGCTATAATAGAAAGAGTTTCTACTAAATTTAAATCAACTGTTTCATTCCTGCTCATTTTCCCAATAATAATATCACAAATAAAAGTTTTTTGTATATTGTTAGCAGCCCTAAATAATGCATCCGCATCAGAATGACCATTGATTATTTGTTCTATCTTTTCTTTGGTAAGCAGTCTTTCATAAAGCTCTTCCAATCCATGACGGCGGATTACCCTTTCATCTGCAATATAGTAATATCCCTCTTCCAAAAAGTTTGTATACTCAGTGTGATTATCCATAATATCCACCAGGTCTTTATACAAAACTCTTTTAGACTCGCCGAACTTTTTAAAGTTTACACCCTTTCCAGTGCCCTTGGGTTGTGTAGAAAGACTTAGCCCATAGGGAGTTAATGATATAACCTTTATATATTCATCAAGACGAATATCATCACTGTATCCCTCATTTCTTTCTGTTATCACTAAATCTTTTTGTTCAGATTCCAACTTGGCAATTTTTTTCTTTAAAGCTTCTAATTCATTTGTCAAATCATCTTTAGACTTTTGATCTAATGTTATATTTTCTGCGTTCTTCTTTGGACGCCCCACACTACCGGTCATTAATTATTCTCCTATATATAAATATTTTTATATTTTCAATATTATACTATACCACAAAAAGATAATTTTGTCAATGATTATTTTATTATTTGATTTGGTTTATGTCATAATCAAGATTATAAAGTTCACGTGCTTTTAAATTGTATGCGATTGCAGCTTCTTCTTCAGTGATAAAAGTTCCTAGATAATAACGTTTTCCCATATGTCGTATTTGAGCGGAAAATTTTTTTCTAGCTTTTCCACAATTAGGACTTTGTTTTCCTCTCTTACCATACATTGGATTATTTTTTCCTTTATTTGCTTTCCTTAATTTTTGTATTGTTTCCAACGAATGATGTTTGCCAAAATGAGCAATTGATTGATTTCTGATCGCTTTTTGCGTTGCTTTCTTTCCATAATTCCACGGGTGTTTTCCTTTTTTAGCGTCTGATTGCTTTTTCCTGGTTTCAGACGAATGCTTATGCCCTCTTATTCCATCTCCTCCCCAAGTTAAATTATAGCCCCATTCTGAGAAATGAGAATGTAATTCTTTAATCCAATACTCTTCTCTTTCATTCAATAATTCAATTGGACATTCTTCAACTAGATACATTTCAAAATTATCTTCGCCGTAAAAATTCCAAGCACATTGAAGATATTTGCTATCTTTAATCTTTTTACTTCTTAAAACAGAATCATGAGTTCTTGCTCTTACATTAAGATTTTGAGCTTGTCCCACACTCCTTTTCATATCTATCAAATTTTTAATACAATAAATCCCACTGATATTACCTAATTTTGTAAACATGTTATTCTCCATACTCCAAAAATAAATGAGAGAGAAGATGGAGTCTCTCTTGTCGGTCGGGTAATTAATCCGTCCTATCTCTCTCATTTTATCAATGATTAGTAGGGAATATTGCATCCCTAACTAATCTATTTTGTTACTATATTTTTCTTACAGGGTAATAATGCCAGCGGTGGCACCAGTTGCAATTGCAACTCCCCATGATTTATACAATACTGTGTTTTGACTAAGATCTGCAAGATCAAATGCACCAGTCGTATTAGACAGAGTATTTCCTTCCAAAACTAGCTTAACAATCTTCTGAGACGAAGGAGAAACTATCCATAATGCACTATTTGATAGTGCGAGCCCCCAGGGTGTGGTTATATCTGCCACTTGAGGCAACATCAAAATATCAAACCCAAAAGCAGAAGGAACATAACCCAATTTGGCATACGGATCATCTAGCGTATACCGATAATTTGCATCTGTAGGCAGAACATTGGCAAGTGCCAATCTCGTTCCTGCAATAATCGCTTTTGCACCTTGATTCCACGCAGTTACAGATTCACAAATTCTGGTCAATATTGCTTGAGTATATCCAGCGTTCAATAAACCAGTATCAGAAGTGCTAGGAAGTGCAGCCATAGCAGTAGCAAAACAATTATACGCGTCCAGGGTCATTCGAGTCTCAATAGAACGCACTGCTTTTGCAGTGAAATCAGCAAGCGACTCCGCTCCAGAAAGAACTTTATATAATGAAACTGAAACCGTAATCTCATGCCATTCTGGAATGACAGTTACCTGGCCATTGAATTGTTTCCTGACTTCAGAAGACCTCTGAGCATGTCCAGCCTTAGAAACTACAAATAAATCACGAGGCTTTATAGTAAATGAAGCAGAATCGCCCCAACCAATGGTACGAACATCTGTGTATAGACCAATCGTATCAATCACAGACTCAGGTAAAATCATATCAACCATAGCAGAAACAATAGCAAATGTTTCATAGCGAACAGCGGGATGATTGAACCACTGCTCTAAAGAAACCTCTGACGCATAAACAATACCACTTCTACGAATAACTTCTTTTATCAATGCCTTATTCATCAAAGATTCTTTTTCATCAAAACTTAAAGCTTGACCGTTGGAATCAGTAGTAGCAAACTCTAAATTCTTGTTACCATTCAAGTTTTTCCAATGATTCCAATAATCACGGAATTGCATAAACAAATCCATATTTCCAGCCGCAAACTTTACAACAGAGCTAGGAACTTTCATAATAATACTATCTCCTTTTTATTATATTTTTAAAATAAACAAACTAATTATAAATACACTCCAACTTATAAGCTAAAACACGTTGAGTATCAATTGCACCAGTACCAAATGAAATATAGGTCTCAGCAATCAATCTAAACGCTAGGACACTACCAGAAGCAGGAGCAGCAGCATTCCAAACCAATGTATATGCTTGACTTCCCGAAATGACAAAAGCACCAGTCGATGGAGACCCTGAAATACCAGCAGCAGTCATCGTAATAATATCGCCAACCACGGGTTTGAAAGCATCAAATGCTAAACCAGAAACATTGGTAAAGTTTCTAGGATCAGGATCAATACCTCGATATTTGCTAGAGGTCAAAACGCTTTCGGGACTTGCAGCCATCCATATTCCCAAAGAACTACCAGCAGAAGCAACAGCAGTCCAGCATTCAGCAGAACCACTAGCTGTACTCTGTGCATTCAAATGAAAAACCTTGCCATTATCTAAATCCGTAGTCCCCACAGCAGAACGATTGTACATATCCACGTTCATAGATGCGGTTCTATTCTTAATCAATACAGCAGCCATATTCTTAAATCCTCCTAAATTTTTCTATTTTTATTAACGTTTCCAAAGAGACCCAGTCGCACTTGTAGTTTCACGAATCCAAGGTAATCCTGCACCCTTTACTTTTTCGTCTTTTTCAACTTTTTTAGAAGAAAAACTAAATGCCTTTGCTTTCGCGGAGTTTTTCCAAGCATCAATAGTTTCTAAAGAAAACCCCTTGGCAGATTCTCGCAATGCTTCAATTTCATTCTTTGGCATCTCTACAGTAGATTCGATTTCCTTCAAAGTGGATTCTATTGCAAACTGGAATGCTTTTGCATCTTCAGATGCTTTAAAAGCCTTCAATTCTTCATTTTCTGTTGCGAATACCTTATTTTCTTCTTGTATCTTTGTCATGTCTGTGGTGATTTTTTGCATATAATCATACATATATCCTAAAACAAATGCATAATTAATGCCTTTGGGCTTTTTCAGCTCAGCAACAAGTTTCTTATAAGATTCTGTCTCATTCTCTAAAAGGGTAAGCATAGCCATTGTATCTAAATTTGCATCCAAACTAAATTCTTCGCCCTCTGCTTTTTCCTTTTTGACTTCTTCCTCTTTAGTCTTTGCAGTTTCTTCTGCTTTCTTCTTATCTTCGTCTTCTGCCATTATCGCTTTATCTTCGACAGGAGTTTCTTCTTCCTTTTTCTTTTCAACATCTTCGAACTCTTTTTCAGCCATTACTTCCTCCTTTTTATCCTTTTCCAAATCCTTCATATTTAATTTCTCCTTTTTGACCCATTTTCCGTCCTTGATAATATGATTTTTCTTAAATTGACTTATTGCTATTGCCCATCCATTTTTCTTTTCATCTGTACCAATAGCATCTGCCTGAGTTGCAATTTGGTTAGCTTGAACTAAACTTATAGAAGGTTCAATTCCTTTTAACGCAGGATTCACATCTTTAAGAGAATCATAAGGAAAAGTCATAATATCACCAAAATAAGATACTTGAGTATTATCTAATTCATCAAGTTGTCCTGCAATTGTTTGTGACCATTGTTTTCCTTCATTACCACCACAAAGCATATATGTAATATATTCACTGGACGGAGGGGATTTTTTCATTTGATAAAATTTTTTAGAGTTATGAATTTTTGCCATATATCGAATTTTTTCTGATGTTGCTTTAGAATTTTTGATAATATGATTTGCGAGAGAGAGTATTACACTTGTTGCTCCCCCATATTCCCTATATAATTTAATTCCTTTTTCAACATTATTTTTAATATTATCAGGAATAGAAAAATCAACATTATCATATCTTCCAAATTCAAATTCTATTGCCTCTTGGTATTCTGCTTTTTCCTTAGCAGCAAAAGTCATAAGTTCTATTTGAGCATCTTTTGATGCTCCTAAAATTTGATCACCTAAAATACATATTGCCATGTATGCGAAGTCTATCATTTTCATAAATCCATTTGGTAATTTTTCACTATCGTAAACTTCGACTTCGACACTTACTTGTTTTTTCTTAGTATTGTCACTTCTAAAAATATCTATAAATTTTCCACTATATTTACGCCAAACCTTTCCAAGAACAGACATTTGAATACGTCCATCGGGTAATTCCCTAAAACTAGCACTGTCGGGCATTATAAATCCAGCAGGAACAGTTATTCCATCATTATGAGATCCAAAATCAAATGATTTTTCATCTAATTCAAATATAATAGGTTTTTCATAAATAGTAGATGCAGTTCTTGTCAATGTCTCTACGTCACAAGTTGTCTTATTTAAAGTATCGCCCGTACTAAAAGCATCAATTTTAGCTGTAACAAAATGAGAATCGAGATCCTGATCTTCAAAATCAATATTATCAATGGCAAAAATTATTTTTTGTTTATCTGTCACATCCGTTCACCTCCTTTTCAAGTAAAATATAATAAACCATATTTTACTTAAAGGTTCTATAGTAAAATACGCTTACTTAAAAATTTTATATAATAATGGCAAATGCTCCAACGTATGCA